CCACCAGCCCGTCCGGGACGCCCTGAACCGCGTGGGCGGCCGGCTGCTCACCAACCAGAACCGGGGCCGTTTCAAGGACGTGCCCCGGCACGAGATCCACACCGTCGCGGAGTTCGGGCCCATGGACACGGACCGCCTCATGGAGGGGTCGTTCCAGTTCGTCGCGCCGGTGGCGGAGGCGTTCGGTCTGGACGCGGGTCTGCTCAAGGACCGGCTGGAGGACTACGTCACCCGGCGCCTGGTGGACAAGGCGGCCCACGACCGTGGCGCGTTCCGGTCGTGGCTGCGGTGAGCACGCCTATCGGCGATGACCCGGACCTCCCCCAGAGGCTCCGTGCCCAGGCCGTGATCCGCGAGGGTGAGCAGCGGGTGGGCCGGGCGTGGTTCCGGTCCATGACCAGGTTCCTGGACCGGGTGCGCCCCGACGTCATGGCCGGGGACCGCATCGACCCCGGGCGCGTGAGCGATCACCAGGGGTACTGGACCGAACAGGTCGACGTAGAGGTTATGCCCGTTGTGTCCGGGATTCTGGACTCGGTCTTTCGTAGGGTTCTGCCAACGCGGAGCCCTGAGGGAGACGCCTGGGTGTCCACGTATCTGAACACGGCGGGCAATCGGCTCAAGCATGTGCCCGACGAGGTGTACGCCCTGATCGTCGCGGAGGTGGAGCGGGGCATCCGCGAGCAGGCGTCCGTGCCGGACATCACGGCGGCCGTGAACCTGGTGCTCACCGCCTCGGGGACGGACCGGTGGCCCAACCGGGCACGCACCGTGGCGCGCACGGAGACGCTGGCCGCCGTCAACGCGGGGGCGTTCCGGGCGGCGGAGCTGGACGCGGAGCAGCGGGGCGACGTGGCGCCGATGAAGCAGTGGTTGTCCACGGAGGACAACAGGACCAGGCCCACCCACGTGGCGGCGGACAAGCAGCGGACCTTCCTGCGGGAGCCGTTCATCGTGGGCGGCGCCCGGCTGCTCTTCCCCGGTGACCCGACCGGGCCGGCGAACGAGGTCATCAACTGCCGGTGCACCATGCTGCCCGTGGTGCTGGGCGAAACGATCGACTGGACAGACCGACAGAACGCGAGAGGAACGACGACGTGAGGAACCTTGGCAGACGCGCGAGCGGGTGGCTCACCCTGGTGTTCCTGGTCGTCCTGGGCGCCGCCCTGTACGACGCGCTGGCGCACCAGAGCCGGGATGCTTGGGTTGGTGTGGTGATGGCCAGCGTTGGCGTCCTGAGCTGGGGATGGATCTACTTCTATGAGAGGCGGCCGAGCCGTGGCTAGGACATGGAATGCGGTGCTGGCGCGCATGGGCGTGCCCACCGGGGACGGACGGATCCTGGACCCGGCCGGTGGGTCGTCCCGGGATCTGCCCCTGCCCCTGAGCTGGCAGCGCGAGAGCGACGACGGACACGGCGGCTCGGTCGTGGTGTCCCGCATCGAGACGCTGCGCATGGTGGACGGCATGGTCCTGGCCACCGGGACGATGCTCGACTCCGCGCCGTGGGAGGTGTTCGAACTCCTGGAGGCAGGGGTCATCGGCCCGTCCGTGGACCTGGACGACATCGAGGCCACGGTCGCGGAGGACGGGACTCTGGTCATCAGCAAGTGGCGGGTGGCCGGGGCCACGCTGGTGGCCATCCCTGCCTTCGCGGACGTGCACCTGACCCTGGACCCCGAGCCCGTGGAACCGATCACGGAGCCCGAGGCCGCGGAGCCGGTGGCCGTGGTCGGGGAGCCCGAATGGATGTACGCCTCCGCCACGGCTGCGCCCCTGCCTCCCCTCGCCTGGTTCGCGCCGCCGGACCTGGACCGCCTCACGCCGCTCACCGTGTCCGACACCGGCAGGGTGTTCGGCCACATCGCGGGGTGGGAGACCTGTCACGTGGGTCTGCCCGGGTGCGTCACGGCGCCGCCGTCGCAGTCGGGGTACGCCTACTTCCACGTCGGGGAGCAGCCGACGCAGGACGGCGTCACGATGCCCGTGGGGACGCTGGTGGCCGGTCCCCGGCACGCGGATCCGGCGCTGGCCTTCCAGGCCGCCACGGCGCACTACGACGACGTGGACGCGGCCGTGGCCCGGGTGGTGGCCGGCGAGGATGAGCACGGCATCTGGGTGGCGGGGTGGATGCTGCCGGGGGCCAGGCCCGAGGCGGTGGAGGTCTTCCGCTCCAGCCCGGTGTCCGGTGACTGGCGCCGCGTCGGTGGGTCCCTGGAGCTGATCGGGGTCTGCTCGGTCAACACGCCGGGGTTCCCGATCCCGCGGGCGCGGGCGTCCTTCAGCCTGGGCCAGCAGCGGGCGCTGATCGTGCCGTTCGCGATGCGCCCGGTCTCGGGGGAGTACACAGGTCCGAAGACGGACCACGGAGCCGCCGCCAAGGCGCGGTGGGCATGGACGAACCAGCGTATGGAGAGGACGAACTGATGGGTTGCAACTGCGGCGCCGGGAGCCGGAAGTACCAGTACGAAGTAACGCTGCGTCACAGCGGGGAGAAGCTGGTGGTGGCGTCCATGGTGGAGGTCCGCCAGGCCATCGCCAGGGCCCCCAAGGGGGGCACTCACCGGGTCATCGCGGCCAAGTAGGGCCCGACCTGGGATTCTGGACCCCACCCCTGACCTGGGCGTTACGGCAAGTGTTACGGGTGTAACGGGTACTCCGGTCGATATCTCGTGAAGAGAGTCATCTTGAAAACGACCGGAAGTGCCGTTACACCCGTAACACTTGCCGTTACAGCCCTAGTGGATCTTGCTCCTCCTCCCCCGTTCCCGTCACCCCCCGTCACCGCGGGGCCGGTGGCGTACCCTGGGCGCAGCCAGATGCTGAGCCGTGAGCCGGTCGGGCGAACGTGACCTATCCGTTCTGCCACCGTGAGGAGCAGCAGCCATGGCAGATGAGCCCACCACCAACGACACCACCACGCCCCCGGCGCCGCAGGTGTTCGATCACGCGGCCGCGTCCGACGACGACCTGCGGACCGAGTTCAACCGCGTCGTCACCCGCGGCCAGGAGCTGGCCTCCGCGGCGACGCTGACCGAGGACGAGACCACCGAGCTGGTCGGCCTCACCGAGTACAGCTCCGTCCTTCAGGCCGAAGTCACCTCGCGCCAGGAGCGTGCCTCCACCGTCCAGGCGTCCCGCGACGCGTTCGCGGCCCTCCAGCCGCTTGCGGCCCCGGCCGCCCCTGCGCCCACCCAGGAGCCCGCTGTGGAGCCCGTCACCCCCGCCCCGGCACCCGCGGCCACCGAGCCCGTCTCCGTGTCTCAGATGGCCGTCCAGCCGGTCCAGCCCGTCACGCCCCCGGCCCCGGCCGGCCGCACCGACGCGGTGCGGATCGCGTTCTCCACCGACGGCGCCGGCGCCATGCGCCGCGGGTCCGGCGACGACGCGACCGTCCGCGACCTGGCGGAGGCGTCCAGCCGCCTGTTCTCCCAGTTCGGCTCTCGCGGCGGCAGCGGCATCAAGGCCGAGCGCGCCGTGGGCCAGTTCACCCGCGACCGCGAGTTCAAGGTCACCGGCCAGCGTGAGACCGACGCGGAGATGCTGACCAAGCTCCGCAGCGAAGGCCGCCTGGAGGGCGGCTCCCTCATGAAGGCATGGGAGGCGTCGGCTACCCGCGGCGGCACCCACGCGGGCGCGCTCACCGCGGCGGCCGGCTGGTGCGCCCCGTCCGAGATCGACTACGACCTGTGCTCGCTCTGGACCACGGACGGCATCCTGGACCTCCCGACCGCGGGCGCGCCCCGTGGCGGTGTCCAGTACACCAACGACTGGTCCTGGGCCCAGATCAACGACGCGGCGCTCACCAGCTTCACCAAGCTGACCGAGGCCCAGGTCATCGCGGACACCCCGAAGAACTGCACCGAGCTGCCGTGCCCCACGTTCGAGGAGCGCCGTCTCGACGTCGCCGTGACCTGTGTCACCGGCTCGTTCCTCCAGGACGTCGGCTACCGGGAGAACGTCGCCACCCTGATCGACGGCCTGCTCCTGAAGCACCAGGTCAACGTCAACCGGGACGTCATCGCCCAGATGGTCACCCAGGCCGGTGCCGCGATCGTCATCCCGGCGCAGGGTGCTGCGGCCCCCGGCTCGACCCCGGACACCTCCGCGGTCTCCTCCATCCTGGCGGCCGTGGACATCGCGGCCATCGACATGCGCTACCGCGAGCACATGTCGGAGAACCAGGTTCTGGAAGTCGTCCTCCCGCAGTGGGTCCTGGCGCAGTGGCGCGCCGACATCGGCCGCCGCAACGCCTGGTACGCCGACCCGTTCGCCCTGGCGAACGCCACGATCATGTCCTGGTTCTCCACCCGCAACATCCGGCCCCAGTTCGTCCGCGACTGGCAGGACGCCCAGTCCGGTCTGGCCACGGGCCCGGGTGACATCACGGCCCCGATCGTCCCGATCACGGGTCTGCCCACCACGGTGCAGTTCCTGATCTACCCGGCCGGCGCCGTCGTCCTGCTCCGTGAGGACGTCGTCACGCTGACCAACGTCTACGACAGCACGAACCTGCGCCAGAACCTCTACACCGCGCTCTTCACGGAGGAGGGCTACGCCCCGATCTTCCCGTGCGGTGAGATCCGGCTCTACACCGCCAACGCCTGCCCGTCCGGCGCCACCGGCCACCAGGTGTGGACCTCGTGCGTCGCCCCGGCCGCCTAGTCCCACCCCTGAACAGGCACCGCCTCCGAGTCGTCCCGGAGGCGGTGCCCCCTCAGAGGGAAAGGAGGGACGACCATGGCAGTGATCACAACAGGACGCGGTGAGATCGCGACCCCGGCACCGGGCGCGCCCCGGTACGGGATCTTCAACGCAGCCGTCATGGGGACGCTCGACTCCCGCATGATCGCTTCGGGTGCCACCTGGTACCCGGAGGACTGCGGGCTTGCCGTCGCCACGTACGACCCCACGTGCGCCCCCGGGGACAACCCCGAGAAGGTGTTCGATGACACCGGGGTGGAGTTCCCCGAGACGGTCCCGTATTGGCTGCTGTCCACCTTTCAGTGCGGCACGGTGGGCACCACGGCCGACGACGTCCGGCGCCGGGTCCGCAAGCGCTACGACGCGGGCGCCCAGCACCAGGTGGAAGAGACCATGTGGACGGGGTCCGGCCTGGCCGGCGTCCCGGCCCTCACCCTCGCTGGCGCGACCGTCATCACCCCGGGCGCGCCCGGAGCCGGTGCCGCCATCGCGGCGCTGGAACAGGCGTTCTTCGACCTGCACGGGTACGTGGGCGTCATCCACGTCAACACCGCGGCGTACGCCGCGATCGACTACGCGGGGATCCTGGACTCCTCCGCGGGGGTCTGGCGCACCACGATGGGCAACGCGGTCTCGTTCGGCGCCGGCTACGGCGTCACGGGCCCGGCCGGTGTCGCCCCGGCGGCCGGGTTCGTCTGGGCCTTCATCACCCCGCAGGTCTACGTCTGGCGGACCGAGGTCTCCCAGCCCGACCCGGTGCAGACCCTGGACCGGGTCAACAACCAGTGGATGGCGCTGGCCGAGACCGTCTACATGCACGGCTGGGTGTGTGACGACGTGCTGGCCGTCCAGGTCCCGATCGCGGCCCCGGCCGTGGCGACCACTCCGGCGGTGCCGGTATGAGCAACCCCACCGAAGGCTGGGTGACCGTGGTCCCCGAGCCGGGCAAGGTCAAGGAAGCCGTGACGCTGCTCCTGGCGGCTGCGGAGTTCCCGGAGCACGTCCTGTCCCAGCGCAACGGCACTGAGTTCCTGGTGCCCCCGTACGTGGCCGACGCGTACAACGCCCCCGCGGCCGCCGCCCCTAAGCGGCGAGCCCGAAAGATCAAGGAGGACTAGCCATGGCAGTTGAGTGTGCAGCCCTGGCCCGGGGGAAGATGCTCCGGCTCACGGCCCTGGACGAGTGCGGCAACATCGTGGAAGGCCCCAACGGGACCCTCACGATGAAGGCGTTCGTCTCCATCACCCCGACCCCGAACTACCTGGAGCCCACGGAGATCCAGACCGCGGACGCGAACGGCGACCTGTGCATCGACGACCGGTCCGCCGTGGCGCTCCGGTGGGTGGACCTCTCCATCGTCCTGTGCGTCATGGACCCGACCGCGGTCAACATGATCACCGGTGACCCGCTGGTGGTGAACGACGCGGCGCCCACCCCGGACACCGTGGGCTTCCGGATCAACGCGGCGCTCACCGGCTCCGCGAACTTCGC